CGGCACAACGGGCAGGGCAATTGCAATACCTAAAGATTGGTGTCAAAAAATAATATCATTAAAGGAGGTTATGGATGGACCCAACTGATGAGTATGGCTGGTAATGATAGCTGATATTTCATGGCATGAATACCAAATGGCAGCTCAAGTAGGTGTCAGCCGTAAATCACAATCAATTAATCTTGGTCATAAAGATCGTTATGGTTCAACCTGGAACCCAATCAATGATATAGGATGGTCAGTCGTTAGTGCTGTATCAGAATTGGCCGTTGCTAAATGCCTGAAGATGTATTGGGATGGCTCAGTCAATACCTTTTCACGACCTGATTTAGAGGGCATAGAAGTTAAGGCCCAACTTCATCATAGTATTGATCCAAGTAAGACTAGCAACTTTCTTATTATAAAACCAAATGCAGATGACGAGCTTGTGCATGTCTTGGTCCTTGTGCATTCAAACACACGATACGAAGTTGTTGGATTTATTAAAGGTAAGAACGCAAAGATCACACAGTTTGAACGACAAGTAAAAGATCGGCCACCATTTTATGCCGTACCAATTGATGAACTTACAGATATGAGGATGTTATGATTAAACACTACACAATAACTGCACTAATTTTATTTGTTTTTGTATTGGGTTTATACATTGGACACTATTTTGCTGCCCCACTTCATCATGTGCTTTCTGACCAATGGACCGAAATTACAATAGCTCGTGAACAGATAGAACTAATCTGCATTCAAGTAGGCTGTATCTTTGAATAACCAGGCAAAATGGGGGTGGTTTCTCCGATCTGATGTCAGCCCCAACGGGAAGATCGTTTACCTCTTATTGTGTGAGTATAAGGCCAAATACGGGAGGTGCTTTATTCGTCAACGGACCATTGCAGATCAACTTGGATTACACAAAAGATCAGTTGTCCGTATTATGAAAGAGCTTGAAGATAAACGACTGATTACTAAGAAACGATTAAAGAGTTCGTGTGATTATACTATACATGTTCCCTTGCTTGATGACGTTCCAGGTATGAAGGTGCAAAAATCTTCCACTATTAGTAAAGTATATAATACTAATAATACTACTTATAATACTTCTAAGAATACTAAGAAGGTGCCAGATTTGTCTCATCTGGGGAAGAATTTAAAGATGAGTTATAAGACTGCTGTCCATGACATAAAAAATGGTAGCAGACTAAAAAAAGCGGACCAACTTGTTCACAATAAATTCTTTACGCA